ACTGTGTTTGCTACTGCTATTGATGTTTATGATTTTAGTCGATTAGAGACAGATTCAATCTTTGACACTTCAACTACTATGGATAATTTGGCAGAAGATTCAAAGATTTATAGAAGAAGATTTAATGCTACTGATAATACTTTATTGGTTGATTTTGATTTCAACGATAGCAATTATGACAGTTTAAAAGTAGTATTATATTCTGAAGCATATAAAACAACAGAAATATCTGTTGTCGAACCGGATGCAGGAGTTACTTCTAAACATAAACTTCTATTCTTAAATCAAGATAAAAACCATAGAGGAACTTTAAATTCAACAAGAACAGGACTTCAATATGCTAGAGGCAGTTATATTATACTAAACCAAGTATTTACAGGACAGGTTGAAAATATAGAAACTAAGATAGAAGATGGAGTAAGTTACTTATCTTTAGAAGGAAGAAATACTCTATCTAAATTGATAGACCCTATAACAAATAAAGATACTGTATTTAGTGAAGATATTATTTATAGTAGTAAAAGCCCATTTAACGACTTAACTTCTAAGAGTGCTACTGCTACTATTGCGTTTAATAGTAAAACTATTTCAAGTATAAATCCTGTAAGTAGTTTTAATAAAAATGATAAAATATGGGCAGGTGGATTTTTTGTAGGAGAAGTTTCTGCCGCAGTTACTAACTCATCAACAGTTGTATTATATGATTATCCTTTACATGAAGGAACAGGTCTTGCTATTTCTGTTGAAAATAATAAAAAATATATTTATAATAAGGCTCTTGCTTCTAATCCATTAATTACAAGTAGTAGTGACTTAAATGGTGCAAGTGATAAAGGGCTATTCTTTAAAACAGGAAATCGTCTAAGTGATAGTAATGGGGTTGCTACATTTAATGCTTTAACAGAATTTGAGCCTTTACCAGCAAGTAGTTCTTCAACTCACGCAAATGCAAGAGGATATGAAATTAATAAAATAGAAAATATATTAAGTGATTCTATCTTCTCTTCGTTAATAGATGGTTATGGTCAAGATATATTAAACACACTGATAGACTTTAGTATCATTTCAGTTATTAAAAATAATAATGAAACTATTGTTAAATTAGCACCTTATGTTCCTCTTACATTAGGAAGAAGTCAGCCTAATTATGCTAATATAAACGATGCAGGAACTTATACAAGTTTAGGAACTTGTATTGATTTTGTTGATGGTGCTTCTTCAGGTCTTGGTGCAAGTTTTACTTCTGCGAATGCTAATAAAAACATTTCACATATTGATATTCACCCAACACCTTCTTCTGCTCAAAAAACTGCTTTGATGAAACTAAAAGCCGGAGATGCACTATATACTTCGACTGATTTTATAGGGAGAGTTGCTGTAAGTATGGCGGCTTCTGATACTATAATACTAGAAAGCCCTGTTCCTCCTTCTTTAGTCGCATTAAAGGAAATTTTTGTTCACAATATATCTTCTGCTAGTGACAAAAAACAACACGATTTAATGTTAACTAATGCAGAACACTTACATGGAGGAAAATTAATTACTTTATTAGGGCCAAAAAATAAAATATTAAACTATGAAATTTATAATAATGGTTCTGAACACACTTATTATGATACATTCGGGGCTTCTATGTTTAGATTATTAAGCATAGAAAAAGGAAATATAGGGCCAACTTTCTCCTTTTTAAGAGGGGAACATAACGGAGATGTGGATAATAGAAATTTACCGAATATTAATTTCTATGAAAATGAACCTGAATATAATTACTATGCAACTGCTTACAAAGGAACTGATATAGTAACAGTCAATAAAAGAGGAACGGGTGTTAATAACGGCTGGCCTCATGAACAATGTGGATTAATACCAATTACCGGTTCTAATTACTATGATAGAAAGCGGTTTCCTAATACGACTACTTTTAATATAATTAATAGATTTAAACATGTAGTTTTACCAAGTTCTTTTGATGAAGAATTTGCAGATACGGCCTTTACCGCATCTCATTCAAAAGCAACTTTTTATCATATAGACCCTAATGCAGCAAGATTATTTTTGTTTGTTAATTCTGATAAATATACTTATTCTTCAACGAGAAAGGATAGTTTATTAAGTTCTTCTTCTATCACTCTTAGTGACTATGGATTAATGAGCATTAAAAAACCTAAAATATCAAATGCTTCTCAAACAAAAGAATCTGTTGTAGGAAACACATTTAGAATGGGGCATTTAGATACTTCTTATAATCATAGTAATATATTAAGTTCAGATAAACACCCTACTAATTTAACTAGGTTTGGGCTTATGAGATTAACTGAGTGCGTTTATGATTGGTTTTGGAATCCTATTAATCCTGAATCGGAAGCAGACTTAAAAAAAGTAATTGAGGGAGAACATAAGAATATTTCGTTTAATCTTGAAAATGTAGGAACTGCTGCTAGTTTTGCTGCACCTGCTGGTGGACATATGGTTATTACTTTTAATGCTGGACATAGTTGTGCAGTTGGTGATTTTTTAGTTGATGTTTCACCCACTTACTCTAATAATTATTTAATAATGGGCGAAGTTACTAATGTTAGCAGTAATGATGTTACAATAACTGCATTAACAAGAACAAGAGAAAGTGGCGGAACTGCTTCTATTCATGGAGGAACGGGTGAAGATATTTATGCGATTCGTGCAGCCGATATAGCACTTACAAATAAGGTTACAGGATTTGCTGATGCAGAAACAATTATTCCTGAAGGATTAGATGTTAATTTATCTAAATCTATTGTTTTTGGTGGAGGTGCTGACGGAGGAACTTTTGGTTTTAGTTCATCAAGCGATTGGTTTAAAACATTTAATGGATTAAGTGGATTACCGACATTTTCTAGTGGGGAAGCAATACTTCCTATCTTTTTTGAAGTTGATTCAGTAAATTATACTAATAATCCACGAATGGAAAGCAGAACAGTAGCGGTTAGTTGGACAGATGGGGCTAATACTGCATCAGTTCCTAATGCTTCTTTATTAAATTTAGGAGATAGAGTCGCTTCATATACAAGTTCTTCGGGTGTTGATTTAAACAAAATAAATTATATTTATCACATTACTGCTATTAATACTTCAACAAATGTAATTACATTTAACAGACCCATAAATAATAATTCGAGTGCCGCAAACGGAACAAATAATTTTGTTTTTATACAAAAAAGAAATACAAATCTTCATCACACTAATGCTTTCTTTAGATGGTGGGATATGCAGGGATTAGATAACACACAGGAACTTGGTTATACTGCTGAATTAAATCTTCTTAAAGCAACTATTTTACAAGGTTCTGTAAGTCAAAGCGGAATATCAGATAATGGGTCAACTATTAGATTAAAAAGTTTAGGATGGAATACAGTTCAAACTGCAAGTAAATCATATACATATCCTCTAGTTAGGGGAAATGATGCAAGTATTGACTATGGTTATTTTGCTAGTAAAGTAAGAAGCAACACTGATTTTAGTGATACTGAAGTTGATGGTGTTGTATTAGGTATTAAGATGTCTATTTATGGTGGAGATGTTGGTGGTAGTCTCGGAATAACTGATAACGGTAATGTCAAAGGAAACAATAATGCTACTTTTAGGCAATATCATATACCCTTCGATTCAACTAATTCCCAAAGATATAAATATTTACAGTTTGTTGATTTAACAGGATGTTATTTAGTTCCGATAGTAGGAAAAAGAGATGATTCTTCAGATGTATCAACTACAACGGATGACGATTTAGCAAGTTCTTCTGCACAAAATGTTACCGCTAATGATATAATTTATGTTGTTTCACATGAATATGATAGTAAACAAACTTCATTTACTCTTGTTTCTAGTGATTTTAACCCGAAGGTTGTTGAAGATGGATGTATTTTAACTTTAGATAAGGCTTTAGTCGATGATACTCATTATAAAATAATGCAACCGAATCCTGTTGCTTTTTGGCCTGATTCTCCTAACAATATAAATATTAATGAAATGAGCAGTAAATACACTAAACAAGCAGATTCAGACAAAATGTATGGTGAAATTAGTGCTTGGGATATAAGAAA